TAATCTGGTGCAGATATACTCACGAAATCGATACGATAACCGAACTACTAACCGAAGAGTACGGAGAAGGTTCAACGGTTAAGTTCTTCGGCGCGTTGAAGCTCAAAGAACGAGAGGCCAGCATCGAATCGTTCAGTCGTGATGCGAGATTCTTCGTTGCGAACAAAACGTGTGCTGGTTACGGACTGAACCTCCAATTCTGCAATTATATGATTTACTATTCGAACGATTGGGACTGGGCTACACGAACACAGTCAGAAGACCGGGTTCATCGGATAGGGCAAACTGAAAACGTGCATATCGTTGATATAAGCGCGAGTTCTACTATAGATAATCGAATTTTATCGTGTTTGCGAAAGAAAGAAAACATGGTTGAATCATTCAAATCAAGACTCGAAGATAAAAAATTCGATATTGGGAAATGGCTCGATGGGATCGCTGTTCGGGGCGAGGGAGGACGAAAAGATGCCGAAAAAGTATTTAAGCAAAAACGTATTTGAAGCCGCGATAGAACGCGTAGATTGGGTGTTGGACACTTTCCCAGCGTATTATGTGAGCTTTTCTGGTGGGAAAGACTCTGGTGTTGCGCTGAATATGTTTCTTGAACGCGCGCGAATGAAACGACGTCTTCCCGTTCCAGTTATGTTCTTCGATTGGGAAACGAACTTCAAAGAAACTATCAATTTTGTTGAACGGATGTTGAGCAGGGAAGATGTTGAACCGTATTGGATATGCCTCCCGGAAGCAGAAGATAACGGCTCGAGCATTTTCGAGCGATACTGGAAACCGTGGGATCCCGAAAAGAAAGCCAAATGGATACGCCCGATGCCCGATTATCCTTACGTGATAAACATCGACAACATGCCGGGTGATTGGAAGGAATGGTACGACCCAAACTCTTATACGCTGTGGATTGTTAAAAAGTTTGGCGATTGGTTTGCAAAGGAAAAGAAAGTTGACATGGTAGCGGATGTGCTCGGTTTGCGTACAATGGAAAGCTATGGGCGGCACATGTGCGTAGCGACCGAAAAGTTTCGTGACAAGATGAATCACTATACCTATCGAACAAAAGAAAACGGGGAAAAGACGTGGATAACTCTACCAATCTATGATTGGGAAGCAGAAGACATATGGGTCGCTAACGGAAAATTCCGATGGGATTATAACAAGACATACGATCGTTTTTACCGCGCCGGTAAAACACTTCAGGAAGCGCGAATCTGTAACGCGTTCGGAGAAACTCAAAAACAAGATTTAGAGTATTGGCATATCGTTGAACCCGAAACATGGGAAAAAGTTGTAGAACGCGTTCAAGGCGCTAATTTTGGGGCGATATATAACAAAACGAATCTCAATCGTTTAAAAACGAAAAAACCCGATCATCTATCCTGGGAAGAATACACTCAAATGTTACTCGATACTTTACCCCCGGAAGCACGCGAGAATTACGATTATCGCTTTGGAGTGATTAAACGATGGTTTGAGATATATTCTGGGGAAAAATTAAAACTTGAACGGTGGTGGTTTGACACACGGAAAGAAGCGAAAGCGTTTGCCAAAGAACGAGGTATATCCATCGCGTTCGTAGGTTCTTGGGAAACAATGGCAAACTTTATTATAAAACGGGATTGGATGTGTAAGAAGTATGGATTCGCAGAAAGCGCTCGAACGGATGCAGCCATTGAAAAATTGATGGAAAAATACAAAGATTTATAGGGGAGGGAGAAAGATGGAGTTCGTAATCTATGAAAAAGGAAAGCGCGACAAGAAGTTCTACGGGTGGATTGGGCCATACGCACTTGACCGTTCCATATCGGATGAGATTCACGATAGAAAGTATGAAAGCTTATATGATGAGCCTGATATCGGCACGTGGGTGTTTGCAATAGATGAAGACAAAACCGTTATGGGGTTCTGCGCGATCTACGAGAAACCAAAAGAAATATATCTCGACAATAGTTACGTGGATAAAGCCTATCGTAACAAAGGGATAGGCAATAAAATGTTTGAAAAACGTTTAGAGATTGCGAAAAAATTAAGCAACGGCCGGCCAATCAAAGGAATCACGAAAAGCGAGTGCCAATATAAAATTTATCTCAAATACGGATTTGTGCTTACAAGCAAGAGGGGGAGGTACTGGTGGGTAAAGCTCGATCCGAAATGACTACGCCGCTGTTCTCGAAAAAAATCGAATTCCCGGTCTTGAACGTTAAAATGGTTCCGCTCAATAAACTTCATAGCAACGATTATAACCCGAACCATGTAGCGCCTCCTGAAATGCGGTTGCTCAAGTTGAGCATCGAAGAAGATGGGTTTACGCAGCCGATCGTGTGTTATTACGACAAAGAAAACGACATTTACGTTATCGTGGATGGGTTCCACCGGTATCGTTGCGCTTTAGAGTATTTCAATCTCCCAGAAGTGCCAGTTGTCGTGATAGATAAACCACTCGAAAATCGTATGGCAAGTACGATCCGACATAATCGTGCGAGAGGGAAGCATGTGATTGATCCTATGGTTGAACTCGTGAACAAGCTACACGAACACGGGTGGGAGGATTATCGAATAGCCAAAGAACTTGGGATGGATGCTGACGAGGTATTGAGGCTTTTACAACAAACCGGATTACCAGGCATATATGCGAACAAAGAGTTTTCATATTCTTGGATCCCCGAATCAGATGAGGAGGAAACAGAATGAATGACCTTATAAGCGCCCGCGAATACGCTAACAGGAATAAGATTGCAGCAGAGCTTCTTCGCGAAATACTTAAACACTTGAAAATCAAGCCATCACGCGAGGTTGGGCGAAGCAAGATGTACCCGGTCACTCTGTTCGACCGGATGATCGAGGCGATAAAAACGATACCACTTGACAAAAAAACATAATTGTGGTATTATCGATATAATAGCCGCAGGTATGATAATACCGCGGATGAAATATGAAGAAGGGCCTCCGGGCCCTTTTTTGTTGCGGAATTTTATGGGCGATGGAGGTGATACCGTGCCCGCAGGGAGAAAATCAAAATACGATCCGGGGATGATTCCCGCCGTTGAAATGTGGGCTCGGGACGGTCTCACGGAGGAAGAGATCGCGCGAAAATTAGGCGTTGGACATACGGCGTTCAACGTTTGGAAGAACAAACACGCGGAATTTGCGGAAGCCCTAAAAACAAGCAAAGAAACAGCAGACGCACGCGTTGAGAAAGCGCTCTATACGAAGGCATTAGACGGCGACACAACCGCGCAGATATTCTGGCTAAAGAATCGGCAACCAGGAAAATGGCGAGACAAACGAGACATCGGCGTTGAGGGGCAGATTATAATAGAAGCAACGTTTGAAGACTATGACGAAGACAGCACCGACAAAGAACAGACGTCCTGACGCAATAGTTAACTTCGGCAAAGTCGAGCAATGGATCAATCCCGTCTACCTTCCAATTCTCGCAAACCGGGCACGCTACGAAATCTACTACGGTGGGGCCGGATCGGGCAAGAGCCACTTTGTCGCGCAAAAGATCATCTACCGAACACTCAAAGAACGCGGACACCGATACCTCGTCGTACGCAAGGTCGCGCGAACCAATCGACACAGCACGTACGATCTTTTGCGAAGCGTTATAAGCGGATGGAAGCTGAACCCGCTGTTCAAGATTGACAAGACGGAGCTTGACATCACGCTACAAGTGCGCGGCATCTCGGAGAATCAGATACTATTCACCGGTCTCGATGACGTCGAGAAGCTCAAATCCATCACCGGCATAACGGACATCTGGATAGAAGAAGCATCGGAGATAACGCCGGAAGATTTTATGCAGCTCGACCTTCGGCTCCGAACCCGATCTAACTATCCGAACCAAATCATCTTATCGTTTAACCCCGTGTCCGAGTATAGCTGGCTCAAGAAGCGGTTCTTCGATCAACACGTCGAGAACGCCTCGATCCTCAAGACAACGTACAAAGACAACCGATTCCTCGGAGACGACTACAAGCAAGTGATTGAAGGGCTCAAAGACCAAGACCCGACGTATTACCAAATCTACGCGCTGGGCGAATGGGGATCCCCAAAGGGTTTGATCTACACTAACTGGCGG